GTAGCCGCACTTACAGTGTATTACGCTCAAACATTCCCCAATATTTCTCAAATCGCCCATGGCGAACCCACCCCCCATCAAAATAAAACGCCCTGCAAAAAATTTTTATAGCAAAAATCCAACAAAATCATGTTCCAGAACACCACCCCCATGATAGTATCTTGACACGTTTTATATTTTCTGTGTTACTATTCGCGCCATGCTGACCTGTATTCCAGAGTTGACGATACCGATTCCGACCAAACCGGAGGATGTGCTGTCCCTGCATACCAAGGCCGATGCCCTGTTCAAGACGGCAGAATTCCTGCAAGCGTTCGGTGCACCCGATGAGCCATCTGAAGAAGATAAGGTACGGGCCCGTGTCGCCCTGCATGAGTCAGTGAGCAGTGCCCAAGAAACCGGGGTTGTGCAAGCCAACACTGGCGCGGTGACCACATCGGCATCTGCCGTGCACCTCAAATCCATACTAAGTGAGTATGACCAAGTTGTGGTGAGTTCGGCCGTGCAGATCAGAACATACGTCACCAACAAGCTGATCGAGGAAACCACCCACCCCGATCCCAAAATCCGAATCCGTGCACTTGAGCTGCTGGGCAAGGTGGGCGACGTGGGGCTGTTCATCGAGCGCAGCGAAGTCACAGTCAAACACAAAACCACGTTGGAGCTTGAGGCTTCCATCAAAGGTAGGATTTCCAAACTGCTGGAATTAAAGAGTAAGTCAGAAGCGGTTGTGGATGTGGTGGCAAAACCACGGACACTGCAAGAGAGCAAGGCCGATGTGCTGGGCACTCCAACTTTAGTGCGTACCGACGTGCATGATTGATTTCTCAGACTTCTCCCTTGAGGATCTACAAAACGTAGATTTGGCAAAGCTAGACCCTTTGGAGTTGGAGTCGTTTGATGCCACACTGGAAGAGCTGACCAAGCGAGAGGCTGCCAAGATTGCCCGAAGCAGCTTGCTGGAGTTTTGCTTGAAGATGAACCCTGACTACAAAATCGGGCGGCATCACAAACGGCTGGCATCCCTCTTGGAAGACATGGCGTTCAACCGCAAGGATCGCATTGCGGTGTCAATCCCACCGCGCCATGGCAAATCGTTTTTGGTGTCGGTTTACTTCCCTGCATGGTTCCTAGGTAATTTCCCTGATAAGAAGGTGCTGATGGTGTCGCACACCACAGACCTCGCGGTGGACTTTGGACGCAAGGTGCGTAACTTGGTTGACCAAGATGCCTACAAAGAAATTTTCCCCACGGTGACGCTGGCCGCTGACAGCAAGTCAGCCGGAAGGTGGAACACCAACGCTGGGGGTGAGTACTTCGCTTGCGGTGTGGGATCTGCCTTGGCCGGTCGTGGCGCTGACTTCTTAATCGTTGACGATCCGTTTTCTGAGCAGGACATCCTGAATGGCAACTATGAAGTCTTTCAGAAAGCTTACGAGTGGTTCACCTTCGGTGCGCGTACCCGCTTGATGCCTGCTGGTCGGGTGGCGATTGTGCATACACGCTGGCATCCCAATGACTTGATCGGCATGATGGCCAAAGACATGGCCCGTAATGAAGAGGCCGACAAGTATGAGTTCTTTGAATTCCCAGCCATCTTCAACGAAGGCACGGCTGACGAGAAAGCCCTGTGGCCAGAATTCTTTGATGTGGATGCACTGCGCAGAACCAAAGCGTCAATGCCCACGTTCCAGTGGAACGCCCAGTATCAGCAGCAGCCCACCAGCGAGGAAGGCGCGATCGTCAAGCGCGAGTGGTGGAAACCATGGGAAGAGGAAGACCCGCCTGAGCTTGAGTTTGTCATCATGACACTTGACGCGGCGGCTGAGAAAAATAACCGTGCCGACTTTACCGCGCTCCTGACTTGGGGTGTGTTTGCACACAAACTCACTGGGGGCAAGCCCAACATCATATTGCTCAACGCGATCAACAAGCGGGTGGAGTTTGCTGAACTTAAAGACTTGGCGCTGGAAGAGTACCGTGACTGGGAGCCCGATGCGTTCATCGTGGAGAAGAAGTCGGCTGGCACGCAGCTGTACCAAGAGTTTCGGCGCATGGGTATCCCAGTTCAGGAGTTCACACCCCACAGGGGCACGGGTGACAAAGTTGCGCGATTAAATGCGGTGTCAGATATTTTCAGATCGGGCATGGTCTGGTATCCTGCGGGTAGGCGCTGGGCGGAAGAAGTTGTGGAGCAGGTGGCTGCGTTCCCCGCGTCTGACCATGATGACATGGTGGACTGCACAAGTATGGCGTTAACTCGTTTCAGGAATGGCGGGTTCATCACCTTGGACAGCGACGAGAAAGACGACATTTACTCGATGCCCCGCAAAGCGGCGTATTACTAAGGATCAAAGATGGCTACAAACATCGACAAAGCACTGTACCAACAACCCGCTGGGCTCGAAGAGCTTGCACAAGGTGAGGATGCAATTGAGATTGAAATTGTTGACCCTGAAGAAGTCAACATCCATGCAGGTGATTTAGACATCAGCATTGGCGAGGCAGAAGAAGATGACTTCTCAGCTAACTTGGCTGAGCAAGTATCTGAAAGCGCATTGGCTACTCTAGGTGGCAACCTGTCGGGTGACATTGACAACGACAAGGCGTCGCGCAAGGATTGGGAGAAAGCATACACAGAAGGTTTGAAACTTCTGGGCCTCCAGATGGAGGAGAGGACAGAACCTTGGAACGGTGCGTCAGGTGTGTTCCACCCCATGATCACAGAAGCGGTGGTGCGGTTCCAAGCTGAGACGATCACCGAGACATTCCCAGCGCAAGGGCCTGTGCGCACAAAGATCATTGGCAAAGAAACCCCTGAGAAGAAAGAAGCTGCGGCTCGTGTGGAAGCTGATATGAACTATCAGTTGACCGAGAAGATGGTGGAGTTTCGCCCTGAGCATGAGCGCATGCTCTGGTCACTGCCAGCGACAGGTTCGGCGTTCAAAAAAGTTTACTTTGATCCCGGCCTTGGCCGTCAGGTTTCGATCTTCATCCCAGCCGAAGACATCATCCTGCCCTACGGCACAACAGAGATGGATACGTGCTATCGCATCACACACGTGATGCGTAAGACCAAGAATGAGATCATCAAGCTCCAGCAGGCAGGCTTCTACCGTGACGTTGAGTTGTCTGGCCCAGACAAATCCATCAGCGACATTCAGAAAGCCAAGGACAAAGAGACGGGGTTCAGCGACATCAATGATGACCGCTACACGTTGTATGAGTGCCACGTTGACCTTGACCTCGAAGGCTTCGAAGATGAAGAAGATGGTGAGAAGACCGGCATCATGTTGCCGTACGTGGTCACACTGATTCGCGGCACAAATGACATCTTGGCGATCCGTCGCAACTGGGAAGAAGATGACCCACTCAAACTCAAGCGTCAGCACTTTGTACATTACCAATATATACCGGGCTTTGGAGCTTATGGCTTTGGGTTGTTCCACCTTATCGGAGGCTTTGCTAAATCCGCTACATCCCTCATGCGTCAGCTCATCGATGCAGGCACATTGGCCAACTTGCCCGGTGGACTCAAAACCCGTGGCTTGCGCATCAAAGGAGACGACACCCCCATCGCACCGGGTGAGTTCCGTGACGTTGATGTAGGTTCGGGCACTATCCGCGACAACATTCTGCCGCTGCCATACAAAGAGCCAAGCCAAACGCTTTACACCTTGCTCCAAAACATTGTGGACGAAGGACGTAGGTTTGCCGCGACCGCTGACATGAAGGTGTCCGACATGAGTGCGAACGCACCTGTTGGCACAACACTGGCACTTCTTGAGCGTCAGTTGAAAGTCATGACGGCTGTTCAGGCCCGTGTGCACTTTGCGTTGAAACAAGAATTGGGTTTGCTCAAGGAAATCATCCGCGACTACTCTGACACTGACTACTTGTACGAGCCAGAAGGCAGTGCAGGCCCACGCGCCAAGCAGTCTGATTATGAACACGTGGACGTGATCCCTGTGTCTGATCCCAACGCGGCAACAATGAGCCAGCGTGTTGTGCAGTACCAAGCTGTGATTCAGATGGCGCAGATGGCCCCTGATATTTACGACTTGCCACAACTGCATCGCCGCATGCTTGAAGTGCTCGGTATCAAAAACGCAGACAAGATTGTGCCGCTGGAAGAAGACCAGAAGCCACTCGACCCTGTGTCAGAGAATCAGAACGTGCTCAAGGGCAAACCGCTCAAGGCGTTCATGTATCAAGATCATCAGTCACACATTCAAGTGCACATGATGATGTTGCAAGACCCGCTCATCCAACAATTCATTGGCCAAAATCCACGTGCACCTGCTATTCAAGCAGCCCTCACCGCTCACGTGGCGGAACACGTTGGCTACATGATGCGTCAAAAGATCGAGCAACAACTCGGTATGCCACTGCCACCCGAAGACGAGAAGCTGCCACCAAATGTGGAGATTGCACTGTCGGGCATGATGGCGCAAGCCGCACAACAAGTGTTGATGCAAGATCAGGCGAAAGCCGCACAGCAACAAGCGCAGCAGCAAGCACAAGACCCAGTGCTCCAGATGCAGATGCAAGAGTTGCAACTCAAAGCCCAAGAGCTTCAGCTCAAGGACAAGAAGATGACGCTGGACGCTGCTGCAGCCGCAGACAAGCAAGCGTTGGAAGAACAAAAGGTAAGTGGCCGCTTGGAACTCGACTCACTCAAGGTGGGCGCGCAAATCAAAGAAAGCCAAGCCAAAGCACAGTTCGAACAAGAACGTGCCGGTGTTCAGATGGGCATCGACATTGCAAAGAGCAAGGCGCAACAACGCCAGCAAACCCAGCAAATGTTGTCCAACTTTAAAAGAAAGCCTGAACCCAAATGATCCAAGAATTCGCACGCGTATTGCGCGACAAAATACGTACTGACATGAACAACTACGCCGACGACTTGGCTGGTGGTGGGTGTCGATCATTCGAGGAATATCAAAAACTCTGCGGGGTGATTCAGGGTCTAGCCCTTGCAGAGCGTTACTTACTAGACCTTGCACAGAAAGTCGAAGATGCAAACAACTGATTCAGGTTTAATCCTGCCTCCGGGTATTAGCCTGCCACCACACATCCAGCCAGTGGAAACACCGGACGAGGATGCTGACAATGAAACCAAAGCTGGTGCACTACCAACCCCCACAGGTTGGAAACTGCTCTGTGTAGTACCAGAAGTTGATCAAAAGATTGCTGGAACCACACTTGATCTCGTGAGAGACACAGCTACCCTTCGCCAAGAAGAGCATGCCACCACGGTTTTGTTCGTTTTGCGCGTAGGCCCCGACGCGTACAAAGACACCGCCAAGTTTCCTAACGGAGCATGGTGTAAAGAAGGTGATTTTGTGCTCGTGCGCACCTACTCTGGCACAAGATTCAAGATCTTTGGCAAAGAGTTTCGTCTCATCAACGACGACCAAGTTGATGCAGTAGTAGAAGACCCACGCGGCTTAACCCGTGCATAAGGAAAATCATGGCAACAAAAGATGAATTCAAGTTTCCTGATGAAATTGAGGAAACGACAGGTAAAAAAGACGCTGATGAGGGCGATCTTGAGATCGAAATCGTTGACGACACCCCCGAAGAAGACCGTGGCCGCAAGCCATTGGATCGTGAGGTGGATGACCCGTCTGACGAAGAGCTTGACAACTACACAGATGGCGTAAAAAAGCGCATCAAAGAGCTGACACACGCTCGTCATGACGAGCGCCGCGCCAAAGAAGCCCTTGCACGTGAGAAACAAGAGCTGGAGCGCATCGCACAGCACATTCTGGAAGAGAACAAGCGTCTCAAACAGCACGTAAGCACGGGTGAACAGACGTACGCTGAAACAATCAAGGCAGCAACCAATGCCGAGCTTGAAAATGCCAAGCGTCAGTACAAAGAAGCATACGAAGCAGGCGATTCTGATGCTCTGTTGGCGGCACAAGAGGCCCTGACAGAAGCTAAGATGCGTGTAGAAGCTGCAAAAAACTTTAAACCTACCCCTTTACAACAGGAAGATTCTGAGGTACAACTCAAATCATCTCCTCCACCTCGGCCTGAGATCGACGATAAAACCTTGCGCTGGCAAGCAAAAAACCAGTGGTTCGGTCAGCCCGGGTATGAAGAATTAACCAGCTTTTCGCTAGGGCTGCATCAAAAGCTAGTGAACTCGGGAATAGACCCCCGCTCTGATGAATATTTCGAGCGAATTGACGCTCGCATGAAGTCAACTTTTCCGGAAGTGTTTGGGAAGGAAGACAAGCCAAAATCGGTTGAAGGCTCTAAAAAACCTGCAACAGTAGTTGCTTCCGCGACTCGTTCGTCTGGGGCAAGAAAAGTTGAAATGACGCCAACGCAAATGGCCTTGGCTAAAAAACTTGGATTAACCCCACAGCAATATGCTGTTGAATTGGCAAAAATGGAGAAACAAAATGGCTGAAACTATTGACCGCATCGCACGTGACTTAAAAACACGCGAAAAATCTGCCCGTGCTGTATACGTACCGCCGAGCAACCTACCTGATCCGACGCCTGAACCGGGCTGGGTGTACCACTGGGTGGCTACACACGTTCTGGGACAGTCGGAAGTGACCAACGTATCGCGCAAAATGCGTGAAGGTTGGGAGCCGGTGAAGGCAGCAGACCATCCAGAGATGATGCTCGTGAGTAATGATAAGAGTGGCAACGTTGAAATCGGCGGCCTCATGCTTTGCAAGATGCCTAAAGAGAAATTCGAAGCCCGTAAAGCTTATTATGACCAACAAGCTCAAAACCAGATGGATTCTGTTGATAACAGCTTTATGCGACAAAACGACTCACGCATGCCGTTGTTTGCCGAACGAAAGTCGACATCTTCGCGTGGTGGGTTTGGAAATGGTTCTTAACTAATCAGGAGTCCTTAAATGGCATCTACCGCTTCTCCCTACGGCTTCAAAGCCGTGAATGAGCTGGGCGGCCTACCATACGCTGGTAGCACTCGCTCGTTCGTCATTAACCCTGCTGGCTACGCCACCAACATTTTCAATGGCAGCATTGTTTATGTGGCGTCTTCTGGCTATCTGCAATTGGCTACAGCTACTGGCGCTGACGGCACAACTAACGCATTCCCCGCTGGTACCACATTGACTGGTGCTGTTGGTGTTTTCGTTGGCTGCTCTTACGTCAATGCTCAAGGCCAGACTGTGTTCTCACAGTACTACCCAGCTAACTCTTTGAACGCTATCGCTTTCGTTGTTGACGACGACCGCGCTGTGTTCCAAGTGCAAGCTGACGGTGCAGTTGCTCAAGCTAAATTGGGCGAAAACGTGTTCTTGGCTAACGCTCAGAGCACCAGCACTGGCTCTACAACATCTGGTAACAGCAACATTGCTGTGTCGGCCACATCACAGACAACAACTGCGGCTTTCCGTATTGTTGGCTTTGCACAAGGCCCCAACCAAGCCCCCGGCGACGCTTACACTGACATTCTGGTGAAGTTCAACCCCGGATACCATTCATACAGCAACGCTGTTGGTCTGTAATTAGGAGTAATTCACCATGGCAATTTCACGCGCACAACTACTTAAAGAGTTGCTCCCCGGTCTGAACGCTTTGTTCGGCATGGAATACGCCCGTTACGGCGAAGAGCACAAAGAAATCTACGAAACAGAGAAATCTGAGCGTAGCTTCGAAGAAGAGACAAAGCTGGCTGGTTTCGCTGCTGCGCCTGTCAAGAACGAGGGTCAAGCCCTTGCTTATGACAACGCACAAGAAGCCTTCACTGCACGTTACAACCACGAGACAATCGCTCTGGGCTTCTCCATCACGGAAGAAGCTGTGGAAGATAACTTGTATGACAGCTTGTCAGCTCGCTATACAAAGGCTCTGGCCCGTGCTATGGCTTACACCAAGCAAGTTAAAGCCGCTTCCGTTATCAACAACGGTTTCAACGGTTCATACTTGGGCGGTGACGGTGTTACTTTGTTCGGTAACAACAGCTCCAGCACTCGCGTTGGTCACCCACTGGTTAACGGCGGTGTGAACTACAACAGCCCAGCTACTGGCGTTGACTTGAACGAAACATCGTTGGAAAACGCTGTGATTCAGATCGCTGCTTGGACAGATGAGCGTGGTTTGTTGATCGCTGCTAAGCCCCGTAAGATGGTTGTCCCCCCAGCATTGATGTTCGTTGCTAAGCGTTTGCTTGACACCGAATTGCGTGTTGGTACAACCGACAACGATATCAACGCGTTGAAGCAGATGGGTGCAATCCCTGAAGGCTACACTGTCAACCACTTCTTGACAGACAGCAATGGCTGGTATTTGTTGACTGACGTGCCAAACGGCATGAAGCACTTCGAGCGTATCGCCTTGCAAAACAGCATGGACGGTGACTTCGATACAGGTAACGTTCGCTACAAGTCTCGTGAGCGTTACAGCTTCGGCTGGTCTGATCCCCTCGGTATGTGGGGTTCACAAGGTTCTTAATGAACCTTTAAAGGGTTGGGAGTTCCCGGCCGAGAAAGCCACCTTCGGGTGGCTTTTTTATCTTATTGGCATGTAGCTCAGTCGGTAGAGCAGCGCACTGTTAATGCGCCTGTCGCTGGTTCGATCCCAGCCATGCCAGCCAAAAAATATTTCTTGCACGTGCGTAAACGCCGTGATATAAACACACTAATCCGGGCTTTCCGGTGCATCAAACAGTCCCGGCTGACGACATACAGACTGATGCACTTCACTTGTATGTAAGGAAGACATCATGGGATTCGCAACACACCTTGGCCCTTGGCTCTTGGGCACAACCAAAAACACTACTGGCACTACTGCCGCTACAACTCGCAACACAGGTTGCACGGTTGTTTCTCAGTCTGCTGATGTTGTTTACGGTACATTGACTGGCAACGCCATTTCAATCCCTGCTGGTTCACAAATCGTGGACATCAAGGTTGTCACAACTACCGTGTTCAGCGCAGCTACAACCTGCAAATTGAGTATCGGCGGTACAGACTTCACAACCACTGGCACGATCACCAGTGTTGGTAGTGTGACTCTGGCTGCAAACGCAACTACCCCCGGCGGTTGGTTGAACGTTGGTGCTACAGACACATTCATCACCTACACATTGGCTGGCACTTCCTTGACCACTGGCGCTGCGACCATCGTTATCACTTACGCTGTGCGTAACTCTGACGGTGCTCAGGCTCCCACTGCTTTCCAGAACTAATCAACCCAAGGGGCTTCGGCCCCGTTTTTAAAGGAGATTGGTTATGACAATGCAATATGACGTCAAGTCGACGCACTTGAACGCCTCGGGGTCAATTTTTGCCCAGCCTGCACGTATCAAAGGTTTCTCAATCTGCGCTACGGCTAGCACTGCTGGTACATTGCTGTTGAAAGATGGCGGCTCTAGCGGCACAACTGTGGTTGAAATCGACATCCCATCGAACTCAAACCCCAATTCGTTCTACGTTTTAGTGCCCGGTGAAGGTGTGCGCTGCTATACCAATATCTACGCAACACTAACAGGCATCGCATCTGTGACGGTGTTTTATGGCTAAGACTCCAGCATGGCAACGCAAGGAAGGCAAGTCCGAGAAGGGTGGCTTGAACGCCAAGGGACGGGCCTCCTACAACGCAGCGAATCCGGGCAAGCCCGGACTGAAACGCCCTCAACCCGAGGGCGGCAAACGCCGCGACTCTTTCTGCGCCCGTATGGAAGGCATGAAGAAGAAGTTGACCGGAGAGAAAGCCAAAAAAGACCCGAACTCACGCATCAATAAATCGTTGCGA